TGTCGATTAATCAAAGCTAACTCATCTTTCTTTGCCTGAGTTGCTTTCTCTCCTAACTTTTCTAGTTTAAGAGCTCGCCTTGCGGATGATTGACCTAAAGATTTTTCTGCTACTCTTAGCTCCTCTAAACCTACTTTTTCTTTTGCTATAAGTTTGGCTTGTATCTTATGAAACTTAGAACGCTTACTGACACCAGAGCTTTCTTTAATCTCTTTTTTTGCTCCGCTTATTAACTTCTTTTGATCTTTTAAAAGCTCTTTTGTAGACTCGCTTGCTGCACCCGCAGATCGTTGAAATTTTCCTCCAAGTTTATCAAGAGCAGGAAACATAGTAGAAGTGATAGTACTAGAAAATAATACTAATCCGCCTAATAAAGCTACTTGGCTGTTTGCGAAAAAAGAAATAAAAGGTCCTAAAACATTGTCAAAAAGTCTGATGAGAGTTTTAGATAAGGAGTCAAAAGTAGCTGCAAGCCTGTCATAAGGATTAACATCTACACTTTCGGATACTGCTGCGAACTTTAACTTACCTTGCGTAAGTGTCGCGTTTAGGAAAGACTGGCGCCTTTCAGTTTGAGTCAACTGCCCTGCAGTCTTTCCTATGCTTTCAGCATATTGTTTAACTGCATCGTCAAGCCGTACAAAGATACCTAATTCGTCTAGTATTTCAGGTTCTAGTTTTGCTGTACCTCTAACTAAACGGTCTAGGGCGTCGCCCATATCCCTGCCCAAAGCCAGAGATGCTCCTTTTGCAACTTGAGTTAACCCCTCAATTTCAGCAGTAGAAAACCCGGCACTAAAACCTACTGCTGCGGATTTAAAAGCCTGTTCAGATGAGATTGCCCCATCTGTGATTAACTGTAGGTTACGAGTAACAATACTTGCAGTTTGTCCTGACTCATTGGCAGTTCTTTGGAATCCNTCTACTAACTGATCGAAAGCAGCTACTCTTTTTAANGCTCCGAAAGCTGCAGATACTGCGAATATGTTTGCGGCTAAAGTGGCATAAGCAGGTACGATTCCTGTGTTTATGCCAGTAGTCATTTTTGAAAAAGCTTTAGTGCCGTTAGAGGTAGCTCCTGCTACGCCTTTATTTTGCTTGGAATACTTATCTGAAGTTTTTCCGGCTTTTTTGGTGGTTTTGTCTACCTTGTCAATGCCGTCCGCGGCTTTCTTGGACTCTTTGGTTAGTAAACTTAAACTACCCTTATCGTCAATATTTACCGTAAATGTAATTGAATTAGCCAATTTATTTTCTCTTTAGCTTATCATATTCCTTCTTCAAGTTTTCTGAAGATTTTTTGATAGCTCTTGAGTCTAACCAAGATAGTATCTCTAGAAAGAACTCCGTGTCTTGTACTTCATACATTTCGGTAAAATAAGGTAAATTAGTATAGTCTTTACCCACATAGCCAATCTCAGGAAACACTCTATCACCTAGCTGGTTAAAAGTGTTTATAGCATTTTGTATTAACTCTGGAAAATCCTCCCAGTCAGGAGGAAGCTCCTCGTCGTCCGGCTCTTTGTTTAACTGTTCACACATATCAAGATACTTGTTACGTGTCATTCCAGTATCAAGATTCTTGTACATCCTTTCGAGACGCTTTAATGCCTCCTTCTTCTGGTCCTGCTCGAAAGTTATCTAAATCAAAGACTACCTCATTAAGCCAGGTATCAAATTCAGTGGAAGAAGCTACAAGTGTTTCAGCATTTTCAATACTATAGTCTAACTCTTTAGTTAAGTCCTGTCCTGCAGTATCAATAAGAAGTAAAGAAGAAAGATGTTCTAACGTTAGACCTTTCCAGCCTTTAACAGTAGAAAGAGTAAACTCTACTACGAACTTATCTTCATCTAAAGTTTCTACTACTGCTCTTGTTTTTCGGTCAAACTTTTGTCCTGTGCACCGCTTTCGTAAACCATTTAATTCTTTTCTTGATAAGTTAGCTACTTCTACAGAAAACCCTGATAGGCCGGGAAAGTCTACCCATACTGCTTTAGTATCAACCATTAATTTTTTTAAATCCATTATTTTTTCCTTTTTAAGATTGTGTTATGTAACTAAGTACGCCGGTTAAAGACGCTTCATTTTGAACCATTCTCCAATCAATATTTTGAGTAAAAACGCTTCCTGTTTTTATTCTATTAGTGAAAGAACAATTAGTTGTGTCTAAATCTATACCTCGCAAAGCATAATTAAGTATAGTTCCTGCTTTAATTCTTAAACTTTGTCCTGTACCCCATACAGAAGCATCGGATTTAGTATCGCTATTTAAGTATCGTGTTATGTTGCCCGCTAAAGTTTTACCTTTTAAGGCTGCTCCTACAGGGTACATAGTACCTCCGGTAACTAAAGCATTATTAACTGTTTTGTACGGTGTCCATTCTATTTCATTCTGAAGCTCCATTGATACCGAGACTACTTGATCAGAAATATTTGTTCCTCCTAGTAATATAGATAGGTCAGAACATAGATTGTACGTACGAGGGGAAGCGGAAGTTCTCAACACCATGCCAGATGGTAGAGTAGCTCCTGAGTATAGCTGGGCTGCCTCGCCAGAAATGCTCAAACTCAGGGGTCGCAATCTCTCGATATTAATCTGCCCATTTGTTATAAAACAGTTTCTTAGCCTGTAGGTATCCTCTGCTACAATGTAGAGATCAAAAGACTGAACGTCTGTTAATCTATCAAATACTATTCTAAGATCTGGCTGTATAAGTAAATGTACAGTCATTTCAAAGTTTGCAGGATTCGCTGTATTAATTACAGATCCTTCGAACACATTAGTTGGGTTATGCAAAGTTCGTACAGAGCGTGTTTGCTCTGTAAACGTTTGGCTAAAACTTATAGAGCTTATGTCGAGTTGTTTCTTAGTTGTTCCATAAACTATATAAACCTTNGCTTCTTTTAAAAAACTATAATTTGCCATATTTTCCCAGATGTAATGAGGGGCTCCGAAAAGCCCCTACTTTTTATACTACATATTATATGTTAATCAACCAAAATTGTCAAGAACTTTTTTTGGTGTGGTTAACACTTACAGTGCAATTCCATGGTATGTAATAGTAGCTTCATTCGTACCATCAATAGTAGAAGGTAGAGCATTAAAGCCAGTCTCCACTGCAATAACATCTTCAATAGAGTGAGTTGGAATATCCAGGTGACAAGTAGGCATGGTAACTTCTAGTCGAGGAGTTCCTGACGTACTTCCCCCAATTTGAAAGTTGAGTGCAAAAGAGTTAGTTACTACATTAGTAATAGCTTTCAAATCTTGCCATAGATCACTTGAATGTGTATTTAAGCCAGTATCCTTACTTAAGTAGCATGTCATGCTTCCAGAAACTGAACGAGTTCCTGTAACGTGTCCGATAGGCGTATTCACAAGACCGATTTCTTCAGGAGTAATAAAAGTAACGTTGTTACTCATAGTAATATTGCCACCAGTAAGAGTAAGAGCATAAGAAGCCTCTAGTTCGTTACTTCCATCGCCTGTAGGGTTTTGAGTAGTAGGTATTACTGTTAAAGTAGTTAGACGGTTACGAATAAAGTTATTTGTAGCCGTAAGTGCTTCTGTAACTGTTGCAACTGGAATACCTGTTGCAGTATCATCTATAATCTCGGAACCCATTCCTGACCAATTAATTGTTGCAATACCATCGATATCAAAATCAAGAGAGGCTTCGTTAACAACACAACCTGCAATCTTATAAACCTTCTTGTTAGCATTACCAAGTACAAAGAATATATCTGCGGTACCAAGAGTGGACTTATTAGACTCACTAAAGTCAATATTAAGATCGGTAGTGTCCGCGGTGAACTGATCTGTAAAAGTAAAGCCCGTATAAGCAGCTGGACCAGAGAAAAGCGCCCATAATACTTCTTCAACAGCGTGTACGGTATTAGCCGTAGAATCCGCTAACTTAGCAGTTACTGCCGCTCCGGCAGAGCTGGCTCCGGCTGATTTAAAGGGTCTTACATAAGTTGAAAAAGACCATTCGGCAGGTGCCAATGAGTCATTAAACTGCTTACGACCACGACGACTTACGCCACCTGTGGATTCCATTTCCGCGAGTGTAATTTCGCTAGAGTTTGTTGCTTGTGAAAAGCTAAAGCCATCAAGTACAGGAAGTTCCCATACAGTGCTGCCTTTTTTAATGAACACTTTCGTGTCGCGACTAAAATATAATTGTTGAGCCATAGTTTATCTCCTATGTTTTCTTGAAAAGACTTGGACTTGAATTTTTATTCGTGCCAGTATTTTCTAGTAGCGAACTTCTATAAGTATCTCTCCGATACCCAAGGGTTCTAATACACCTTCATCAGTATCAATACTGACTATAGTGATTTGTTGAGTGTTGTAAGTCTTGTTTTGTGCATCTACATATTCTAAATAGCTGTTCTGCTCTAACACTGTCTCTACATCTTCCATTAGAGCATTTAGGGCTTCCTGAGCATCTTCTTGACTTACATAACATCTTACAGTTACAGATAAGTACCGGTCCTTATAACCTCCAGCCTGGTACTCTCGTGTTTCCGACCCTGCATTTAAATGAAGTGCAGGAAATTCTTCTATCTCATCCCAAAACTTTAGGCGAGGTTCTACGTTCTCATTGACATCCGTTAAATAGGCTCCGGAACCNTCAATATCTTTTAATTTTACAACAAGAGCTTCTACGATATTCATACGTCTAGAAGTGTACAGTCTCTCATTTGCCATCATAGTCTCCTGGTGTATAATCTGCCGATTGCTAGCTCTGCTGCAATCTCTCTTATTGATCTATCGATTAAAGTACGTGGGTCTCTCTTAGCGTCTCCCTGTGCGTACCCAAGCTCAAATGTCTGGTAAGGAAACTTTTGATAAGTATACCCTACACTAGCGAACCCTTTTTGAGTGCGAGAAATGTCAGTAGCTCTTACACTACTAGCAAATCTTCCTGTTCTTTGCTCCAATGCGGGAGGTCCCATATTCTCTGCTACCTGATTTGGAAGCTTAGCATTAATTATAGGTAATAATCTTGCTAAAGTATGCTGGCTTCTTGAGGGCTCTACAGCCTTTTTTCTTCCTATAGGCCTTCCTACACTTCTTTTGTTACCCTTTCGTGTTACTTTTGATTTCCCGGATTGTGAAGAAGTGGCCTTGCCTTTTCCAGGTTTATTCTTACTTCCAAGCCCTGAATCTAGAGTTAACTTACTTCCTTTTAAAGTTTTATTTAGCTCAATGAAGGCTTTTAAAGACTGTTTACTTATTTGAGTATTTAAACTGTCTGAACCCTCCATTTCCATTAATTTTTCAATGCCTATTGAAAGAAAGAAATCAGACATTATTTTTTTAAGTTTTTTCTCTCTAGGAGCGTCTTTAGCCCGGTTAGTGTATTTATCTTGATAACTTAAAGCAGGCACATACTCTGCGTTTACTTTTCCATCTGAACCCACTACTAAACTATAGTCTACTATGAGATCTAAGATAAGTGTTTTTTCTGCTCCTGAAATCTTCTGGGTCTTAAACAAATCTTCTGCGTGAGATTCAAGTGCACTTCCAAACTCTTTTCTTGCTTTATCGTCTAAAGTATCATAGACCTCTTTTACCCCTTTGGCCGCCTGTACTGTGGCTACTGCCTTTCCAGCTTCTCCGTGTCCTACATCAGCTCTTTTTGAAATATCAGGAACATAAGCTTTATGCGTTTTTCTAGTGACCAGTGTTTTTACTATATCTTTTTTTAACTCTCTTGCTGTACTGAAAGAGCCAACTATAAAGGCTTCTCCTTTTAATACTGCATTATAGCCCTCTCTGTAGGAGATACTAAAATGTCTCATTACTTTAGTAAGTGCTACATCTGTTTTTTTGCTTTTTGATACCCATCGTGCTTGATACTGCGATGCTATAGTCCTAGCTTTCTTTATATTTTTTTCTGTATTGTATCTTCTGAATCTTCTAGTGGGCATGTGCCCTCTGGACATCATCTCTAGAATAGTCATGTCTAGCCAGGTTAAGTCTGATATAAAAACTACCTGAGGCCTAGACTCGAGCTCTTTACGCGTTTCTTCGGTTTCTTCCGATATAAAAAGTTTTAAAAGTTTATCGGATAAATTTTTCCGTACAATNTCTGTACTCATTAGTAAACTTTGTAAAANTCTAGNATTCTTTTAATATGGTCGGGGAATCCTATATTGCCTGCTTGACTTGTAGAAGCCGAGTTTTGTATGCTCGCTCCTCCCATTACTTTACGCTCTTTGTGCTCATCTTTATGGTAATAGGTAATTAAGTCAATCATTGCTAATTTTAAGTCTGTAGGACAAGTTGAGTACCCTGCTTTATAGGTAATCTTTACAGAAGCTGGGCCTGTAGGCCAGTTCTTGACTGCTCCACTAGTGTTTACTCTATAAACGCTGTCCGTAGACNCATCTATATAGTACTCTGTAGCAGGAATAGTAGTATAACTATCAGCAAAACTTGTTCTCTCTTGTACTGAAGTTACTGATACAAAAGGGCTTTCTGTTAACTGAGCTATATTAGTGCCCCAGTTAATACTAAATGTTTCTACTTTATCTGTAGAGTAGTGGTCTACTATACTATTACCACAATAAGTTTTTACTAATTGACTCACGGACGGGATCAAAGCATTCAACTTCAAATCATCTTTAGGATTCGAAATGCCTTCTGCTTCTTTATAATCTTCCAGTGTTATTAAATCTGCCATATTCTATAAGTCCATTAGTAAAAACTCAGGGGAGATAAACTCCCCCTCGTTTCTATACTTTTAAGTATTATGCTACGTAGTCGATTTTCACTACTGGCTCGTGACCAGTTGCGCCTGCTACCAACTCTTCAAATCCAAGAGCTTGACTAGCAACGATTACTCGACGCTGATTCATAACTTCATAATCCTGCTCAACGGTTACGCCGCCAAGACGAGGAATTACATAGTTACGAGTGTTAACACATAGAGCTGCTGGAACGCCAACTGCTGGTGCTGCGAACTCTTCAGATACGATTACTGGAGTACCGTAAACGGCTCCAATAGTACCAGTTACTCGAGCAGCAAGATCAGATCCTACTTCGTCAAGAGTCTGGAAGTTAGCATCATTCAACAGATCGTAGAAACCGTCATTGCTTACGATGTAAGCCATGTCAGTTGGGTTAACGCCGTAACGACCCATGCCTTCACGAGCTGCTAAAAGCAACGCTGAAGTTAAACGAGTACCGTCAGATACGTCCAAAGTAGTACCGTGAGCAGCTGCATAGCCGTCAAGACCAGTAATTGAACCAGAACCATTGACAATAGCGTTCTCTACTGCGCGTCCGTGTGCACGTGCAACTGACTCAACTAGCATAGGCATCAAGTTAATGAGGACTTGCTCGTCTACGTTGTTGTCCATGAAAGAACTAGAGATCAAACGATAAGCATTAAGAATGACTTGCTTAGCTTTGAACGTGTTATCAGAAGCTCCACGGTTTTCCAAGTTACCAGCTGCAGCAGCACCTGTCTGGAATACAGCAGGGTTAACATCTGGTTGGATTGGTAGTACAGTAGCTGCACCATTTACAGGCATTTCACGGAACAAACGAGCTACTTTCAACTCATTCTGAATTTCTTTCTCTAAGAGTCTAGAAACTTCCTGATCAATGTCAGCGGCACTAGTAGTGTAGTCAATACCAGCTTTCTCTTGTAAGTCACGGGCAAAACCTGTGTGCATACCTTTCTGAGTCATAACACCCAATAGGTGAGCTTTCAAGAAATCTGAGCCCCACTTAGATACGTCGCCTTTTCCAGCACGATCACCAAAGGTCTTCTTGCTGTTCTGCATTGCTGTAATTTCAGCTGACTTCTCTTCGAGGTCTTTGCTGTACTTAGCCATGACTTCGTCGATCTTTGCGTCTTTTGCAGTAAGTTGTGCTTGTACGTCAGCCATAAGAGCTTCAACGCCAGTTTGAACGCCAGTCTTGACGCGAATGTTTTCGGCTTCGAGAGCCACTGCTTTTTCAACTTCTACGTCGGCTACTGCCTTGGCTTCTGCTGTATCAGCTGCTTTTTGCTCGGCTTGCTTCATAGCAATCTTAGCAGCTGTATCTTCAGCTACCTTCTTTGCAAAAGCTTCCAAGTCGATGTTTTGATTATCCATCTTGATCTCCTGATCTGCGGAATTAATTTCCGCGCTTTGAGGTGTGTGGTCACTAGCTATTCCCGAAGTAATATCTTCATCCTTAGCCAGAGACTGACCTGCTAGATCTACACGATTTGTGAAAGTTTTTTTGAATTCTTCGTACTCTTTATCAGAGTCAAAAGACTTCGCGAGCGAAAAAGTAGCTGACTGATTGCAAGGTACGGAAACAACCGATACCTCAAATAATTCAGCGTCCTTAATCATAAGTCCGTCGGTTTCCTTAATATAATCAGCATCCTTGACTCGGAAACCTACGGAAAAGGCCCCAAGAACACCGTCTTTTACTAACTCTGCAACATTAGCAGGTGCTGACTTGCTAATCTTACATTCTAATTCCAAACCGTCTGGTCCAGCTTTCAGACCTGTGGCTCGGCCAATTGGCTTGTCATAATCATGATTAAACAAGATAATTGGATTTTTTTCAAAGTTCTTTAGTCCACCCTTCTGCCAAGCTTCTACTGAGATGGAGTCACCCGCGCGATCAAAATCAGCTGTACTTGCCATTCCACGAATCATTACAGAACCATCGTCCTGCGCCTGAGTCTTGAAAGTAGACGTCAGATTAAAGATTTTATTCATCATCTTTATCCTTTTTTACTGCTGGTTTAATAGCAGGCTTGACCGCCGCCTTAGGTGCTGGCTTTGGTGCTTTAGGCGGTACAGGCTTAGGCTTTGGTGGAGGATTCTCCTTAAGCTTAATCTGTGCCCATACTTCCGGAAGATTGGTTTCCATAATGCCTAGCATACGACTCCAACTTCCGAAATGATTTAATATAATACCTGCTCTAACAGGTGTGCGTGTTTCCATATGTTCATAATCACGCTTGGTGAGGACTTTGCCCTCTTCTAACATAACCATTGATACTGCTTCGAGGACTTTGCCTCTTTGTCTCATGCTTCCCATTATTCCTCCGTTTCTTCGACAGGCCTTCCGCCTTCGTCGGGGTTAGTTGCAGAACCAGCAATATTTGCTGGAACGCGGATTTCTTCAGTACCCGTTACAAAGTCGAAGCCTAAGGCTTTTCGTGCTTCTGCAGGGGTAATAATTCCTCCGTTTACTAGTGATGTATAGTAGGCGGAAGAGTCTCGTAACTCTGGTTGCAAAGCGGGAATATTAGTAATATCCTCACGCAACTCAAAACCAAAATATCTTTCGAGTCCATAATTAATTTTTCGAACGATAGGAAGTATAGTCTCAAGATAATATAATCGCATATTTGGGCGAATGTTAGCATTGTTTCCAGAGTCCATCA